AAAAATAAGCTACTGAAAAATCAGTAGCTTATTAATTTCTGTCGGGGTAGCGGGAATTTCACTACTGACAATAAGATGCTGACAATCCGTTGCGTATAAAACTGTATAACTGTATATTCTTCTATTATTGTCTATTAGTGTATATCATCATTATTTTCTTTTTCTATTTTTCGCAATTCATGTTCAAGCTCTTCTGGCTGAAGTATTTTCTGGGGATTGCATTCCTTTATCCAACCTTCTATGAACCCTTTATGTGCTCCATGTATAGCTTCAAAAGGAAATCTCATAGTTTTATTAGTATCATATTTAAATAGTACATAACAATTAGAGGTTGGTTCATCCACCTTCTGAATAGATAAAGTTGGGAATGCCTTACGCCATTTCTTTATGAAACTATCAATTTTGTAAACAGAAAATATTTCTATTGTTCTCATTACTTATTTAGTATTTCTAAGTTGTTATCACCAAAAACCAATTTAAGCACTTGGTCTTTCCGATCTTTTTTTAATTTTATCTGAAGAATTGCTTCCAAATCTTCTTCACTCTTACCGTTGAGGGTGTATTTTTGAGGATAAGTGAAAACATCAATAATATCCATATCTAAGTTCGTTGCAAAATTTGAAAGTTGCCATAAACTTAGTTGAACTTCCCCCCCCAGTATTTTGCTAAATTGAGATGGTGATGTTCCTGCAAATTCGGCTGCGACAATTTGGGTTAACCCCCTATCTGCAATGATTTTACGTATCTTTTCAATCACTGGATGTATCGGTGTTTCATTCTTCTTTTTCATAATTTAAAGTTATGAATTGGTTATCAATAAGTTATCTTCTTTTATGAAATAAAATTTCATAATATTCAATTATTGATTTCATATTTTGAAATATTATTTCTATGTTTGCACTGCGTTAATAAATTCGCGCGACTAAGTTGGGGAAACGAAATGCAAAATCAATAGAAAACTTTAATTATTTATCAATTATGGTATTTACAGACTATATGAAGAGCCTGCCTAATCAGCAGCAAGAAACTATTAAGAAATTGGCCGAATTGACTTATTCTACTCCGGCGGCAGTGTATCGTTGGATTAATGGAGAGAACAATCCTCCACTTATTAAGCAGAAAGTTATCGCCGAATATCTCGGCAAGAGTGTAGAAGAATTATTTCCAACAACTAAAAGCTATTAAGATTATGGAACAAAATATTACCATAACGCCCGAAATCAAAGACATGGTCTCTGTACAAGGAATGAATCCGATTCCAAAAGAATTCAATTACTTAATAAATGATATAAAGAGAGCAATACGCAGTGGAAAAAAAAGATATCTGGTAAGTAGCAGACATTTAAAACCTGAATATGAAAGAGCTTTGTTAGATGTTGGGTATAAAATTAGAAAAGGACGTGTAGCAACTCAAATTATATGGTAGCATTTATCTCCAATATTGAATTCTACAACACCCCTGAAGGTGATGTGATGATGAAAGAGTTCGGGCAGCCGGCTGTTGTTCTCAAGGAGGCTGACCGCCCGACTATCGAACACATGCTTACTGTCATCAGAGACAGATATCCGAAAGCACATGCTCGGCTGATGCAGCTCTACTCCAGCAGCACGATGAACCGGTGGCATTATGAATTCCGGGTAGTTCATCGTTTCATCCGATGCAATTTCGGAGAGTATGACCAGTACAATCTTGACATTAACAAGGATGGACGGTTTGTATTCGAGGAGGTCAAATGCCCGTTACGGGGTGAATGTGAACATGAAGGGGTGATATGCAGACCGGAGCTTGATACAGCACTGACCGATCGCGAGATGGATGTATTCCGGCTCATTGCCTCCAGCTGCCAAACTGATGAAATTGCGGCAGAGCTACATATCTCGCCTTGTACGGTTAACCGCCATCGAGAGAATATCAAGGCAAAAATCAAGGTTCGTAATGTGGGTGAGATGATTTCCTACTGGCATCGGAATCAAATGAAATAAGCCCACCGTGAGGTGTGCCATCTGTGTTTAATGTGTATTCTATGGCTGTGGCGGTCTGCGAAGATAGTCCGGCCCCTCATACTACATTCAAATGGTAGCGGTATACTTAAGATTTGCCGCGACTGGGGTTCGATTCCCCTATATGAGACGATGATTTACTAACTTAATAAACAGAATACATGAATAACAACAAAGGTTTTTCCTCCATTTCCACTCCTGACGGACAGTTCAGGATGTGGATTCCACGTCCGACGGCTTCGGGCAGAGTAATATGCAACTGTGGATTTGCACTCAAGAGTCATCTTCCTTTCGTCGATGCCGTTGATGCGCTGGACTACCTGCAGGTAGATGAAGTTCGGCAGATAGACCAGGACTTTAGTATCCTTGCTATTTCATTTCTTAATGCGCCGCATGAGTGTATGCTGAAGATGATAGAAGATATCCCCGAACTTATGGAGCAATACTTGGTAAATACATAAAATCTGAATGCTATGAGATACTTTATAGATAACATCAAGACTTATGCCAATGTCAACAAAAAAGGCAGGGCATTACAGATATACGTGCAACAGTTTGACCGACATCTGATTGCTGACGAATGTTCTTTGGATGCACTGAAGTGTGACATCGAGCACCAGATTAAGGTTATGAATGAGAAATACCCACGCAGCCGTCCGGTTCGGCTCGAGGTATATGAGAATGCCAAGGGTGGACAGTGGACTATTCTTGTGGAGCATGACAGCGACAGCATTGTCTGCATCATATCCTATGAAAAGGTGATGGGCTATTATACCTTGGCAGATAAGATAGATCAATTTGCAAAAATAGGACAGTGATGAGTAATGTGATTGTTTTTTTGTGGATATCACTAATTGTGATAGTGGCAGTCTTGATACTATGTGTCTGGGCAATGCGGAAAGCATCCGGATCTTACCGAATTCTCTTTCTCTTTGATATTATCGTCTTGATGATAAATATTGGGATAATAGGATTTGCAATTGGGTATCTATCTAATATGCGGTAATATGAGAGATTTGAAAATGACAGATTTCCCGACATATCCTTGGGAGACCCTTGACGTGTATCAGGACAACAGTTACTGTTACAATATCCGGCCCGGGCAACATGTCGTTGGAGATTTATTCGACGATTCCAGGACGAAGCTGGTATCATACAATAGTAAATCACATGTGCAGATAATCTGCGTATGCGACCCCTACAAGCCGCCTTTCTATGCGCGTGAATGTATGTATGGTGTATATTCGGCGTGGAAAGATATCGAAGAGGACATCTTTACCTTGGAGTTTATGGGGTATTCTACCAAGCAAAAATTTCCACCTCTATGTACATCACACCATTATTTTTAAGATAATATGAACAATGAATCGTTTGAGAGGGCCAAAACCCTCAAGGAAGAGATTGAAAAGTGTGATTCCCTGCTTGATTCAATCCTAAAAAGCAGCAGGGAATGCTGTGTGTATCGCGATGCCGATAGGGGTACTCGTGACCTTGTTGTTATCCCCCTTCCCAAGTATTGTACCCAGTACATTATAGATGGACTTTACGTGAGAAAGTGCCGGATGGAGCAGGAATTTAAAGAATTATAACAATCTTATGACAAGAATCATGGTTACTAAAACAACATTCAAAAAGAAATTCCCGGACGTTAAGGTGCAGAAGCTGCAGACCAGCGTTGTCTTCAGCAGGCAGCAGGTAGAAGAAACCGTATTGAAGATGTGCGATTCTCTCGGTGTCGGACTGCTTTATTACAATTATGCAAACAGATGGATAACCGTTTATACCTCCGAGAAAATGAAAACGGCACTGGACTCAATGAAACCGGGGTCAGAGGTCTTTCACGAACATTATGGTGCCTATGGCAAGGTGATGAGCGATAAGCCTTTTGTCATTTGCGGAGAGTTGTGTATCAGGGTTAACTTCGGGGAACTGCCTGAAAGTGGAACATATAGCTGTGTATGTTTTGTAATGTAAAAAAATAGATATGAACCCAATGGATAGTGAATTACAATGCAAGAGATGTGGGAAGCCGATAAAAGGTGGTTGCTATAATACTCCCGATGGAACTTTTTGTGTCGATTGCTGGGATAAAAAAATCAGCGAGAAAATTAAAAAGGATTATGAGAAACAAGCCTTAAAGAGATTGCAGACTATTGGTATCAGTTTTAAAACTATAAAGAAAGGAACTAAATGAGAACTCCAATCACATATTACGGGGGTAAGCAGCAGCTGGCAGCCAAAATTATTTCTATGATGCCGGCTCACAAAATTTATTGTGAACCTTTTTTTGGTGGAGGTGCTGTTTTTTTTCAAAAGCCCAAAAGCTATCTTGAGGTGATTAATGATAAGAACGATAAACTTATTACGTTCTATCGGCAGGTTGCGACTAATTTTGAGCAACTGGCTGAAAAGATTGACAATAGTCTTTGTTCCGAATCTGACTACTATCTGGCTAAAGATTACTATAACGGAAGAGTTCCGGCCGGAGATACTGATATAGCCTGGGCTGTATTCATAATAACAAACGGTTCTTTTTCCGGAAGTATGCACGGCGGTTGGAAATGGTGTAATGGTTCGGCAGGAAGCCATACCGGTGTGTTCATGCGAAACAAGCGTAGAGAGTTTAATTCCGCATTGAGGAATCGCCTGCAGGATGTGCAAATTTCTTGTCGGGATGCGCTGGATGTAATAAAACAAAGAGATACATCCGATACGTTTTTCTACCTTGACCCACCATATCCAGGATGTACTCAAGGTCATTACCGTGGATATACTCACGAAGAATTGTTCCAGCTGCTTACTCTCCTGCAGGAAATAAAAGGAAAGTTCATTTTATCTAACTTTTGGTGTCAAACACTCCGGTATTTCGTTACTGTGAATAAATGGCATGTAGAAAAGATAGATATGCCTCTCAAGGTCGCCAATCTAACGGAGGCGAAGCATAAAACAGAAATTTTGATAAGTAATTATGAACTGAGCCCAATGCTGTTCGGCTAAAAACAATCAAGTAATGAATAAAAAAGAAAGGTCAATGAAGAAAGGTCAGAAGGTGCGCATCCTGCGTACCAATCAGGTAGCAACAATCGTCGAAGTGGAGTTAATTCGTAAAGGTGGCAAGGTAAATCGATACTGCCATCTGAAGACAGATGAAAAGTCATATTTGTGGTTGGATGCCTCAGAACTGGGGAGTGTGGTGGAGGAAGTGAAGGTCTCGGTAGTTGATGACCGGAACCGGGAATTGCATCTACTCATACGGAATGATTATTTCAAGAACAAGATGGATGTACAGCTTACAGGCAAGAATCCGGATAATCTGAAGGAAGCTTCCGGACTATATGCGAGACTGATGAGCTTGTTCATTGGGAGCCTGAAGGAAACGCGGGAACTGTAGGAGCGGATAACGTCCTTGATGATATGGAAAGCCTATTGAAATATAGAATGGAAAATCTTGATTGGATAGACCGTTTCTTGGAGAAGCTTGGCGTCGACGCTTTTCTTGAGTTTGAGACGAGGGTATATAGTGCCCTCGACAAGCTCAAGGTCATGCATTACTATGATATCGGGGGCTCGGTCATACCGGAGCAGCAGGAACTATTTATCAAATTCTGTTGCTGCTATATCACCGGGCACTCTGAATACGAATTCAATGAAGACTATACACAGATATGGAGGAAAGAAAGCTATGAACAATGGAAGATGGCAACCCGATGAGGACAGATACGTCCGGGAAAATGTCAATAAGAAGACATTGGAACAAATGGCGGAGCATTTGGGAAGATCCGCATTGGCTGTACAGTTATATATGCACCGGAAGCATATTGTAGTGGGACAGACAGTCAAGCGGAATCTGGTGCAGGAGATTCTCCGACTGAAATTCCGGCATCCGGAAAATTTCATGCCCAACCGTGCCTTCTACCAGGAGGTAGGCATCAACCAGATGCGCTGGTGGGATATTTTCTATGGCCGAAAAAATATAAACCAAGAAGAATATATCGCGTTGTCGAAGTATTTCGGCATAACACTGGAGGAGGCATTCGCAGCGCGTCAACTTTGCATATTTGAAGAACAATGATTGATGACGAATTAAAACAGAGAATAAAGGATGCCAACGAGATTACGGACGTGATCGGCCAGTTTGTATCCCTTCACAAGAGAGGTATCAATTATATAGGGATCTGCCCGTTTCATCCGGACCGGCATCCGTCGATGACCGTCAGTCCGTCAAGACAGACATACAGGTGTTTCGTCTGCGGCAAGGGAGGGGATGTTATCCAGTTTGTCCAGGATCATGAGAACATGTCATTCAACGAGGCTGTCACCTGGCTGGCTGGCCGTGCGGGAATCTCTCTCCCTGAACGGGTGATGTCCGACGAGGAAACGGCCAGGGTAAAAGAACGTGAAGCGCAGCGTATAGCGATGAAAGGCGCCGCATTCTTTTTCGAGAAGCATCTTCCGGAGGCGCAACTTTATCTGCATGACAGAGGGTTCAGTCTGGATGACAAGGTCCTGAAGGATTTCAGAATTGGATATGCCCCGGCAGGTAACCTGGCTAAAAAGGAGATGCTTGCAGCCGGATTTTCCGAACAGAAGCTACTTGAAACGGACATTCTGAAGAGAAGCGAGAAGAACTTCACCTTCGACACTTTCAAGGACCGCATCATGTTTCCCTATTTTGATATCAAGGGCAACATAAACGGATATACCGGACGCTGGCTGATCCCGCAGGAAAACACCGGCAAGTACGTCAATACCGGGGACACGCCGTTGTTCAAGAAAGGCACTCACCTTTTCGGTCTGTACCAGGCACGTACTGCCATTGCAAGGTATGATTGTGCGTATATAGTCGAAGGTCAGTTCGATGCCATGTCCATGCACAAGTTCGGTGTCTGCAATACCGTTGCCACCAGCGGAACCGCACTGACTCCGGAACAGATACAGCTGCTTGGCCGGTTCACCCATCGCGTGATACTTGTATATGATGCGGATGCAGCCGGGCTGAAAGCGTCACTGGCCAACTGTGAGGCTTTCTTGCGTGCGGGTTTCCAGGTCAGTGCAGTTCCGCTTCCTGAAGGGAAAGATCCTGATAATATTGCCCAGGAGCAGAAACTTGAAACCGGGAAATGGCTTGCAAACCGGGAACAGAATTTCCTTCAATATTTTGCCATCTCCTTACGAGGCAAGAATCCCGGAACCGACCCAAACAGAGAGGAAGAGGCAATGCAACGGCTTTCAACCCTCATATCTGTCATCCCTTCGGAAACGCTTCTTCTCAAGTGCATAGAGATAATGGCCGGGATTTTCGGCAGCAACACAGAAGTCATCCAGCGGAAAGTGAATTCCATCTTGCGACAGCGGAAGACAGCTTCCATCAAGGAGAAAGACAAGATGGCTCCCGGCATATATGGTATCGATATGATTGCGGAGGCACGTAGCGGAAATGAGCCTTGCATCCTGACATCAGATTATCAAGAATTCCTCACCTTGTATGGAGATGCCCCCATAGCATACGTCCATGGCATTCCTGGAATGAACGACATACAGCAGTTGCGTCAGGCAAGCCAGATGTTCACCTCTGACAGCGATGGTCTTACCATTGCAAAGGACGGTACGGAATCCGGTTACCTTGCCGGATTATCTGCCATTTTCCGTGCCGGGCTCTCCAATATCACCATAACGGTCGAACGGGATGTCCAGGATGATAATGATGAGGAAGGAAGTGACGACGAGGAAAATATGGACGGGGAGGCAAACGATATCATCGAGACTTTCAATTTCGCGAAATTCTATGTATTCCTGCACAAATCTTTTTTTAAGACCTATAATGGCGAGCGTGCTCCCTATATCGAACGTTGTGCTGAAATAATCAGCTACGCGGAAGATTCGGTACGCATCATCAACTTTACCTACTTTCAGAATTGCCTGGGACTGACCAAGCAAGCCTTGAATGAAATACTCAAGCCCTATCTGGCCAAACGCAAATCACGCATGGCCATCAATGCACAACGGACGGACGATGACTATACTGAAGAGAATTATGACCCGGACGAACTTCCCCGTTATGTCCAGGACAATCCGGAATATCTGCAGATGTTCCAGCAATGCAATTACTATCCGAAGTTAAACAAGCAGGGGGAACCGGTATGCTACCTTTTCAAGAATGAGAAGTCCGGCCATACCATGGTCGGTGACTTCTATATGATTCCACTCTTGCATATTTACTCGGACAACGATGAGGAAAACAAACGTGTCCTTAGAATAAACCGCCGTTATTACAAGACACCACTTTACATTGAGGTGAATTCCAAAGTCTTGGCCAAGAAAAGCACTATTGAGGAGAAGCTGATTATGCTGGAAGCAGTCAACTTCACCAATGGTGAAGAGAAACATTGGACTAAAATACGTGAATATATGAGCAGACATTATGTTACTTGCACAGAGGTTTCCACATACGGGAACCAGCAGGAAGACGGTTTTTCCCGACGGGATGACCAACAGTTTTTTGCCTTTGCCAACGGCATCTTCCATGTTGTTGACGGAATACCGAGATTTGATGCGGTAAATGAGCTTGGAGTGGTCACCCACAATGGCAAGAACTATTATCTGCCGGCATTCTCCACCATATATGCCGGTTCCGGCAAGCAGTCCGACAAGTATGAACTTATTTCACAGCTTGTCTATAAGGAAATCCCTATAGACAAACGTTGTACTTTCGACGAATGGGCCTCACTGATGGACCGTGTCTATAAAATCAATGACAACGGGAAATGGGCCATTCTCTTTGCCATCATGTGCGCTTTCCGAAGCAATATACACTGCATAGACCGTTTGTTTACAGCGCCATTCTTTATGGGACCGATGTCATCCGGAAAAACACAGATTGCGATATCCATCCGTTCCCTGTTCATATCTCCGAAAATACCAATTTTCAACCTGAACATCGGTACCGATGCAGCCATGTCCACATTGATGAGCACTTTCCGGGATGTTCCGGTTGTCCTTGATGAATACAACAATAAGGATATATCAGATATAAAGTTCCAGGCACTTAAAGGAATAGTATATGATGGCGATGGAAGACAGAAGCGTAAAGGCACATCCGGCAAGGAGATAGAAAACGACAAGGTGTACGCGCCGGTTATCATTTGCGGCCAGGAAACTCCCCAACGTGATGACAATGCACTCATGTCACGTATTATAGTCTGCGAAGTCCCCAAACCGAAAAACCGGACCAGGGAGGAAGTGGAGCTTTTCAACAAACTCAAGGATATAGAAGATCCGGTCAAAATCGGGTTGTCGAATGTCCTCTTTGAAGTCCTTCAGCTGCGTCCGCTGGTAATGCAGCATTTCCGGGCACTGAAGCAGAAATCCTATGATGAATTGAAGCAGGCACTGGTGAATGCCGGTGAGATTGACCGGCTCATGAAGACTGCATCATTGTTTCTGGCAACATGCAGACTGATTGAGGATTATACAGAGTTGAAAATGCCGTTCACCTATGAGGAGTTTTTTAAAATAGCCTGCGATAAAATCAAATTTCAGGTGGAACTGATTTCCAAGACGGATAAGCTGGCCACATTCTTCAAGGCTATGGATGTGATGATTGATACCAAGGCAATCAGGGAAGGCAGGGACTTCGCCATTGATACACCGGAACGAATCACCATCAAGCTGCCCGGAGGAGAGAAGAAGGAGGTTCCTATTCCTGCAGGAACCCGCGTGTTATTCCTACGCGTCAGTACCATCTATACGCAGTACGCACGTTCTTCTTACAATCAGGAAGACTCAACGCAGTCGACCATCGAGCAGAACCTCCGCTCCCATCCCAGTTACCTGGGCTTTGTCCATGCACGCCGGTTCAATTGGTATGAAGTCGTGGAGGTACCACGCGGCGGTTTCGAGGAAGATACTCCCAATGAAACCGGAATTCCGGTAAAGCTCAACAATGACATGGTGCGTAAAGTTGAGAAGAAGTGTACCAATTCCAGTTGCATAGCTATCAACTACGAAATTTTCAGAGAATTATATAGCATTGATTTACAACGCGGTTCTGAAGAATCCCGTGTTGACGATAATCCCGACAATGACCCTATCGGAGCAATCGGTGCCCCCCAAGAGCTGAAGTTCTGATGTTACATTTTCCTATATCACAAACCAGACATTTATTCCCGGTGGCCGCCCCATCGGGAATAAATGCTTTTTTATATTCTGATTTACGGACATTTCGTTCGGTTTCATCACCCTGGTATATTATGATACTTCCCTACTCCATCCCCCGGACCCCCTGGAATAAAAAGATAAGCAATATAGAGGGAGTTTTGAAAAGAAAATATTTCAAAAGAGGCGTCCAACAGTCCAACAGTCCAACAAGAGAAAGAATTTTAAAATGTAACTCTCTGTTGTATAGTAGTATATATTTTCTATTTAATCATATATATATACTACAATGGCGTTGTCTTGTTGGACGCTGTTGGACGTGTTGGATTGCCATTTTTCAACCATCCAACTGGCTCCGTCCAACAAAAACGGCAAAAAATGCGGCTTGTTGGACGTGTTGGACGTCCTCCAACAGTATTTTCTTTATAGTAAATTTGTATAACTAAATAATAATCAGTAACTTTAATAATGCTGTTGGACTGTAGGACAGTTGGAAGCAAAAATAAACAAAAACGGTTTCAAAAAATTTTTTTAAGGAAATGAGCATGATTACGACGAGTATTTCAATTACACCTTACCTGGCTGAATATCTGCGTGGAAAGTACAACAACGGTGCGGATGAACCTTTCCGTATTCCTGACAATACGGACTTGTACCATGTGATATGGACGCTGATGTCGCGGCGTCATCAGAACCAGTCTCCCATAGATGACGGTAATCTGACTATCATACTCCCGGAGAGGCGTATCGGTAAGGATCCGGAAATATACAACTATCTGTCTCCACGGTCGGCCAAAATCATAGAAACGGAAATACGCAGGATGTTCAACCGGGAACTTCATACGGCAATGGACGAGAACGACCTGAACGGGCATGAGTTGAACAATCTCGATATCGTTCACAATTTCCTATGTGCGTATTGCATAGACAGCATCAGTGAGGATGCGTTGCTGAAGAACTTCTATCGGTGGCGGGAGAACATCCGCAAGCGGAAAAAACGCCGCGAATATAAAAAGAAGTTAAAAAACGGCTAAAAAATCACCGACCGAACTATGCGTTTTGTCCCAAAATGGCGGACAAGATGTCCTATGTATGGCGAACTTGTTGAATTACAAATAAATATCCTAATATGAAAGAACTTTCCATTCAGATTAAAGTCTATCCGGTGAGTAACATGCGCCAGGATGTCTATCGGTTCATGGCCGATGAGTTTGAGTTTACTCCGGTACCGGAATCCTCAGAGGCGGGCCGCTGTTTCAATTGCAATAAAGATATAAGCATAAGCCTTCCTCCATCCGGAGTGATGAAAGACTTCCTGGCAGGCAGGTTCTGCATTGTCGAGTTCACTGACACCAGGCACCGGAGTTTCCGGATCGGGGACAAAAAAATACCCGCCATTGTCTCGATATCGCCCAATCTGAATTCGGCGACTCTGAAAATTGAGTGCAAAATGCTCAGTTCCCCGCTATTGTAGCGTCCTTCACCCCTTTCTGCAGGCTGCCTATCTTCGCTGAAAAGATACGCAATGAACAGAACTTATCTACGCCAGCTTCTTACTTTAAATATACACCGGCTTCTTATCACGGCAGAGGGCTTGTCTTCTGCCATGATAGAGGCTTTTCCATTGGTGTCCGCTGACAGTCTGCAGCCGACATCCTTTTTCTTCAATGAAAATCCCCCCACATATAAGGAGACATCGAAAAAGGCCCTTTCACTTCTTCAGCAGGAAATGAAGGCCCGTTCAGAACTCCAAGGTATAACCGTCACCGATGACTTCTCTTCTGACGAACTTCCTGAAGGCAGTATCGCCTATCACCGTATCTGGGGATTCATCACCTCAGATTGTCAGTGGTATTTCTCCTCCAAGCAGTTCGAACGGGACCTGCTTGCGGCAGAAGCCAATCCGGCCATAACCTGCCATTTCCTGCATGTGAACTCTCCGGGAGGGGAAGCATGGTATATGGACAGACTCAGTGAAACGATGCGCTCACTCGGCAAGCCTGTCATGACATTGGTGGAGCAATGCAACTGTTCGGCCAGCTATTATATAACCTGCCATTCCAAATTCATTGCCGCACTCACGGCCTATGATACCATCGGCTGCATAGGAACCATGATTTCCACTTGTAACTATGACGGATGGTTCGAAAAGATGGGTCTCAAACTCATCCAGGCCAAAGCCACGAAATCAGACCTGAAGAATAAAAAGACGGATGACTTGCTCAGAGGGAAACCGGAACAGTACATCAAAGAAGAACTGGATCCACCCAATGAACAGTTCCTTGCCGCCGTTCTTGCGTCCAGACCGCAACTGGGCAACCTGCCGGAAGACGATCCGGTATTCCGTGGTGAAACGTTCGATACTCCGCATGCCATCGATAAAGGGCTGGTTGACGCCTCCATGACTTTTCCCGAAGCTGTGGCTAAGGCTGTAGAACTCGGTCGCAGCTATATGGAGATTGAGAATATAAAAAGAAGTGCTCTCAACTATTTATAACTTAACTTTTGTTTATCATGAATTTAAAGGAAAGAATTCAGACCGTCCTGCAGAAACTGAATCTGCTGGACAAAGCGAAAGCCAATCAACTGACCCAGGAAGAATGGGGACAGATAGTCAACTCCTATAATCAGGAGTATCAGTCTATCCTTCAGGATGACTTGGCTGCGGACCAGGCGGCGCAACGGCAAACGGTTGCCGTCACCCAGGAACAGATTGACCAGGTACAGTCCATTCTTGGAAGTATCGTCAATCCGGTACAAACCAATTCAACAGCCACGGAAGAGGGAAACGGCGGGAATGGACCGGTGCAGACCATTTCACAGCCAGCCAACGGTGAAGGTCTGGTGCAACTGGCCACTGCTGTGCAGAGCCTGGTTGACAATATGAACAACCGCGCGGAGGATGATATCCCTTCCCGGACAGTGACAGCCGCTTCCATCATGTTCACGGGACCGGCAGACCGTTCCCGGTATCTTTTCGGTATCGAAAACCAGATGTTCTCCATGTCCGAACGTTGGAACAAGATTGCTGTCAATCCGGCCTCCGCTTCTTCTTACGGTCCATGGAATGAAGAGATTGAAGGGGCCGCTTTCCGTCGCCAGGCCGTTACTTTCTCCCGTTCACTGCAGCAGCGTTACGATTATCTGCACAGAAACGGCATGCTTGACGCCAAACGTCTGGCAGCCGGAGAATTCAGTACGAACTACGAAGGGGTGGATACAGCCGGTGTGGGCAACCAGTATGTGGTCCTGCGTCAGGACTATTTGATTGCCCGTGTACTCTCAGTCCGCGACCTCACGCAGTATTTTCCCGTCCGCTATGGAATTCAAGACCATGACCTCGTGTTCAATGCCTTCTTCTCCGAAGTTTCCCAAGCTTACCAGCAGGGTGAAATCTGGAAGGGTGACATGAAGCTTGAGAACGAGATGGGTCATGTGGATGATGCGATGATCAAGCTCAAGTTCGGTCCGATGAAAGAACTGGAGCGCATGTACATCGCTTATCTGAACAAGGAAGGCTCCGATCCTATCAAGTGGAACATGATCGAGTTCTGCATCCTGAACTCATTGGAAACTGCGCAGGTGGAGCAGAACAAACGCCGTATGCGGGGGATCTATGTCAAGCCGGAAACGGGTGTTGCAGGCAATTACTTGAACGCGTCGACCGGAATCATATACACGCTGGTCCGCTACATGCATGAGTTTAAGATTCTTCCCCATGACGATGAGTCCTATCGCAGCTACACGGCTTCCAACATGTTGGATTCCGTTCAGGAGTTTGTCGGCGATGTGGTGGCTTCCTGCACGGAAGACATGGACCTTGACCGCCACGTCCTCTATCTGAATAAAACCCATTTGCCCTGGTGGATTAAGAATGTCCGCGCCAAATATGGAAAGGACATTGATTTTTCCGGTCCGGACAGTTACCGCAATGTGGTACCTGACACGAATATGCGTATCATCTGGTTGCCTTACCTCGGCCAGCTTCCCCTCATGTTCATGGATATTCCGGGCAACCTCCAGTTCCTGGAATTCGTACCGGGAGAGATGCTCTCCATCAAGGTGAAAGAGGACATGGAACTGGTAAAGGCATGGTCCACCTGGAAAGAAGGTACCGCCGCTTCGTTCACCGGCCGCCGTTTTGACAGCCTGGAAAAACTGAAGGCCAACAATTACGAATGGCAGCAGATCTTCATGAACAAACCTGCCGTCGATATGGCAGCGGACGCGACCACTGTCGATGCTTCAAAGGGATTCTGGCAGATAACAGCGGCCAACACTGCCGCCAAAGCCATTACGGACATTACGGGAGCCAAAGCCGGTGTAGCCTACATCATTGAATGTGGCAGCACAGAGAATGCCACTACCATCGCCAAGTCGGACAAGTTCGCCGATATTACGGAAGCTTATACTCCTACCAAAGAGGGTGACTATATCATGATAATCCTGAACAGCAAGGGGAACTTCCTGGAACTGGAACGTCAGGTAGGCGGTGTACGCAAGGTGAACGCTGCACTCCAGCCCAACATTCCTGGAGTCAGATAATTGGTTGTCTATAAGAACAGATTGTTTTCAGGTAGCGCGGGGCGGGTCCACTTAAGCCCGCTCCGTTTTTTATAACTTAAAAATTAAAATTGTATGAAAGCAAAAAGAATTTCAAATCCTTTCCGTAAAGGGAACCAGGCCGCCCGTAAGATGCAGGTCCGGTTTTTCCTTTCGCTGATGGTGCTTCTGGCACTCGTGTTTATTCTTGACATGGTCATGTCTCCCGGTTCTGTGCTGGGAATTTACGGATTTTCCGGTACCACACTGGCCGCCATGATGGTCATCGGTGACGTGGACGATGTATCCGACCGTAAGACGCATGGCTCAAACATCGCCTATAAGATTTATTTGGTGGATATCGACCAGGTAAATTCCGATGTGCCCTTTCCGCTTCCTAACCAGCAACGAGAGATAAGCACCATCCCGATGAAAGCCGGACAATACATGAAGTACTTTGCGGCGCACGATATTCCCACCTACACTTCAACCGGTGAGAAAGGTGACATTACCACCAGCGGTACCAACACTTTTGTTGCCGTCATGGGCGGCATGCGTGACCAGCTGCTCGATTTCATTGAACAGCATGCCGGAGGCAAGTTCATCATCCTTTTCAAGGAAGTGGGCGATGCGCAGTGGTACATCCTCGGCAACTATGACCGTCCGATGGTACTCTCCTCCTTCGAGTCCAAAAATGACAAGGACGGGCGTTATGTAACCTATACCTTCACACGTACAAGCATTGACCAGTACTACAAGTATACGGGCGATATTGTCCGTGCTCCGGCAGCGGCTCACACGGCTGGCGCAACGGCACTTGCCATTAAATCCACCAACAACCGTTATACCATCCCCGATGGCAGTGAAGGCACATACGCCATTTCCACTGTCAGCGGATTGACAGCCAATGATAAGGGACGTTACATCACACTTGAGGGTACCGGTACCGACAAGGCGGCCACCATTGCCGACGGCAACAGCTTTGTGCTTGAGGACGGCGCCACCTGGACAGCCAAAGCGGGTTCTTCCATCACCTTCATGGTGCTTGATGCCTCTACACTTGTCGAGGTATCCGGCAGCCGTGTGCAGACAGCTTAGTAAAAAACACCTCTTACAAGTCAGCAGAATTCCCTTATAGGCAGCGTGTTGGCTTGTAAGACTTAAATCTGTATGTTATGTATAGTTTCAAAGAAAAGAAGACACATTTCGTGGCTCTCCGGAATCCGGATGTGGCACAATATGACCTTGAGTTACTGGCTAAAGAAGTTCCTGGATTTCCGCAGCTTGCCACATTCTCACGCAATCCCAAACGTTATGCCGATGATATCCTTTATGCACTGTTAGATTGTGCTACACGTGAGAAGATACGTGAGTATCGCCGGGCTATGATCGCAAAAGAGGCTGAAGATGCCGGAGAAAAGAAAACAAAAGGTCCTGCTACGAAAAAAACGGCCGAAAAAAAACAGCAAATGCCCGAAGGGGAAACAACACATACTGAAGAGACCGGTCCACATGATGACGTGGAAAAGCCTGAAGCAGCTCCGGCAGACAACTCGGCAGAAGAGTTGAAACAAGCGCTTGAGGAAGCGGAAGCCCGTGCTGAAGAAGCCGAACAGCGTGCCGATGAAGCGGAGGAAGCCAGGGATGAAGCGGAAGCCCGTGCCCAGGAGACTGAGCAGGCTCTGGAAGAAGAGAAAAAAAAAGAGCCGGCCAAAGAAACTCCGGAAAAGTCCAAAAACAAGAGGAATACCCGCAAATCGACTGGGACAACCTCTTCGACCCGCAAGTCCAAATAGCCACACTCATCTACAACGACCGTGTGGTCACTTGGAAACAGATGAAGCAGCTCGACGAAAGTCTGGAAAGAAAACCGCAGAAGCGTGACATCATGGACATGGTGGAACTGCGTATCCGTAATCTCCAGGCATTCGATGAGCTGCAATCGTTCAACGACACTGGGAAGTTCCTCTACATTCATCCGCTCATAGCCCACCAGTCAGAGAGAGCACAACTGGAGAAGCTGCTGCAGACGGACCCGCAGGAGTTCCTGCGCCTGCATAAGAACGTGACGGACAATATCCGCAGATACGAGTGTTACCTGAAACGCGCTGACAGGCAAAACAAGCGCACCCAAGACAAGGAGAATCTCCGACGTCACCGTGAACGGGAATCACTGTTCAAAACAATATTGCAAAAATTCAATTCGAAGTAAAATGGAAAAGCTGATAGAAGTATTTAATTTGGGTGGTTTGCCTACTGCCCCGCTGGATTCGTTCTTGGAGCTTCAGGAGGACTTCAAGAAGTCTGATCCTGACAAATTATCGAAACTGCAGATGCTTATCATCACCCGTGGTTTCAAGTATGCGTTCAAAGCCTGGCAGGATCCGGACGGAAAGCTCTGGATTATCGATGCCCATCAGAGACGGAAAGCACTGCTTGCATTGCGCAAGTCCGGGTTTACAATACCGGAAATACCTTATGAACCCATTTTTGCGGCAGACAAGAAGGAAGCGGTAGAGGAAATCGCAGCCTATAATTCCGAGTTTGCCACCAGGAATCCGGATACCCTGCTGTTCAAAAAATATAATATAGATTCTGACACCCTGCAGCGCTTCAACCTGGGTTATGAGGTCAAGACCACTGATTTCGGGCAGGTATCTCCCTTGTTTGCCCAAGAGCATGAGTCGGAAAATGTGCAGGAAGATGCCACCGATTTTAATGTTCCTGCATCTGAAGATACTGTAATTGCCAGACCCGGCGATATATGGTTGCTCGGCAGTCATCGGCTGATGTGTGGCGATTGCCGTTCCAAAGCGGACATCACGGCGCTAATGAACGGGCAGCATGCGGACTTGTGCGTCACAGACCCGCCGTACAACGTGAACTATGAAGGCAGTACAGAGGAGGAACTCACCATTCAGAACGATTCCATGGAAAACGACTTGTTCGCCACCTTTCTCAGGCAAGTGTTTTCTGTCATGTTCGCCGTACTCAAGCCGGGAGGATCCTACTATATATTCCATGCGGACAGTGAAGGCGAGAATTTCCGGGCTTCTCTCAGGAAAGCGGGATTCAAGATTGCACAATGCTGCATCTGGGTAAAGAATACTATGGTGATGGGACGCCAGGATTATCAATGGCAGCATGAACCTTGTCTCTATGGCTGGAAACCGGGTGCCGGACATCAATGGAATTCCGACCGTAAGCAGACTACCGTCTGGAATTTCGACAAGCCGCAGCGCAATGCCATACATCCGACAATGAAGCCCATAGCCCTTATGGCATATCCCATATCCAATTCCAGCACTCTCGGTCAGATAGTCCTCGACATCTTCTCTGGTTCCGGTTCAACCCTCATGGCATGCCAACAGATAGACCGTATCTGTTATGCTATGGAGATTGATCCGAAATATGTTACAGCCACCATTCACCGGTACCGCGCCATGTTCCCTGAACAGCCCGTCCGGTTAGTCCGAAACGGAGAATTACTGGATGTGGAACAGACAGCTGATATGATAGCTGACCAAAACAAGGTAATCCAATGAGACATGCATCACTTTTCAGCGGAATAGGTGCGCCGGAATTGGCCGCTTATTGGTTGGGTTGGGAAAATGTATTCCATTGTGAAATCAACCCATTTTGTAGACAAGTACTTAATTATTGGTTCACTAATTCAAAAAGTTATGAGGATATCACAAAAACAGATTTTAGAGAATGGCAAGGAACAATTGATGTCCTCACGGGAGGATTTCCATGCCAACCGTTCAGTGTGGCCGGAAAGAGAAAGGGAGCAGAAGATGACCGCTATCTCTGGCCGGAATTTAAACGTGCCATACGGGAAATCAGACCGCCTTGGGTTATTGGTGAGAATGTTGCTGGTATCTTATCAATGGTACAACCCAGCAAGAAGGCTGACATGGAAAGTATGCCGACTACGGAGCATGAGGATAAACAAGAGTTTGTCATCGAAACCATCTGCAAAGACCTTGAAACCGAAGGATATACTGTCCAACCGATTGTTATACCGGCTTGTGCCGTCGGTGCGCCCCATAGAAGAGACAGAGTCTGGTTCATCGCTTGTAACAACAGCTTCAGATTACGAAAAAAAAGGAGCGAAGGAAAATCGGATACGGATGGCAGAATACCTCCGTACGAATTTATTGCAGACTCCCACGACTGTCCAACGTTGCGAAGCACCGGAAAAAATGAAGGAAAGGACACTCAAAAAGGGGTACAGGAACGGAACGACATACAACAGTCTGCTAAGCCAGCTTGTTTATGGGGGACTTCTTCCTACTCCTCAAGCGGCAGACTGTTCAATTGGTGCAGTAATAGGACAGAACGACCGCTTTATCATTACGAAGAACAGGATGTTTCGGAAAGTGAATCAGAACGGTTCGAACGGAAGTGTGGGACTTGGAAGGATTTTCCATCTGATGAGCACACCGACTGCGTCGGATTGGAAGGGAGGCTCGACAAGGAAAAATCCCTCTCTCCAGAGAACGAGTCTGCGTGGGGAAATACATGCGGATTACGGTACTGGGAAGACTTCCCAACTCAACCCCCTATTTGTCGAGGAGATGATGGGATTTCCGACCTATTGGATACTGATGCCATTTTTAAAGGCTCCCGGTCCATCCGTCAAAACTCTTATTCCAAATGGAGGACAGAAGCTATAAAAGCCTATGGAAATGCCATGGTGCCGCAAGTGATATATCAGATATATAAGACCATCAACGAAATAGAACAATAACATGAAAAATGAAATCAGTCCAACTTCAAATGCCGATAAGGCCACCTTGATAGGTGACGAATATGTATCCCAAGTGCGTACTTTCGGTGCCTTGGGGTACACTCCCCACCGTATATGTACGCTTCTCGGCCTGCGTGGGAAAGAAAAAACGGCACTTATAGTCCGTCTGTCGATACCCGGTGACGTATATTACGACGCCTACCGTAACGGTTGTGCCCTGGGAGAATACAATATCGATGCCGAACTTGCCAAGAAAGCCGAGACCGGTGATGTGTCGGCCATTGAGACCTTGGAAACACGTAAGCAGGAACGGACAGTCAAAGATTTAAGAAACCAACTTTTTGGAATATGACCAGACTCGACACCCTTGATAAGATACATCCGGACTTGATATCCGCATTCCTCACCACCGGGAAGTGTGATGGCATTCCTGCCGATGTGCAGTTATTCCTCAAGCAGCTGCAATGGGCTGCGGAGATTTACGAATACGAGCGTAACATCACCCGTGCCGCCAAGCAGCTGCGCCAGCGCATCAATGCCCAGCAGCAGATAAATGTGGATGAACGTACATGTAAGGCACGCATTTATGCGGCCATCAATTACTTCAATATCGACAACAATGTATCCATCAAGGTGTGGGAGTCCAACTATGCCGACAAGTACGAGGATCTTGCCAAACTATGTGCGGCTGCCGGTGACTACAAGACCCAGGGCAAGTGCTATGCCGCCGCCCTGGAGTGCCGTCGCCGTGCCGCCGAGATTGCCGAAGCCGACCGTAACCTGGGGATCGTCTTCCTAATATCTCCTGAGCTTACTCCGGAAGACCTGGGATACAGCAAGGCCTCCCTAAAGGAGATTGCCTCCAAGCACAATAAAGGGTTCTATCTGAATCTTATAGAGAACCTCCCCATTGAAAAGGCTGAAAAGAAACGTCTGCTGCGCGATGCGGATATTGAGGAAGCTGAATACGAAGAACTTAATGAAGAGTGATATGGAAACAGATATTGAAATCACTTCCCGGTTTGAGGAATACTACATGAACCAGATGCAGATACTGGTCAATGTCATTGATGCCAACAACATATTTGCCGAGGTGGCACGTGCGGGTGGTAAGACAGAAGGTATCACCGGCCCTCGCATCATCCGTGTGGCCAATGACATGCCAGGCGAGCTGTCGTTCCTGGTACATAAGACCTACGTTGCCTTGATGACGAACGTATGGCCCAACCTTCAGGCTTATTTCTCCAGGGAAGTCACCGTAGGTGGGAAGGTGCGCTCCATGCTGGAATATGGTATTGACTATGTGGTGGGCGAAAATAAGCTCCCTTCTCATTTCCGCAAGCCCCGATATCCCATATCCTACCCCAAACACAGTGTCGTTTTCCGGGATGGCCATCACATCCAGTTGGTAAGTTCGGATCAGCCGGAGTCCGTTGCCGGACGCTCTGCCGTCCACGCCATCATTGAAGAGATGAAACACAACAAAGGGGAGAAATTGAAAACCCGCTTGTTCCCTTCCCTCCGTGGTGCCAGTGCCGAAATACGCCGGTCACCTTATTACCAAGGTATCACGGGCGTATCCGATACCGCGCGTGTGGATCTCGGTGAAGATGACTGGTTCGAAGAGTATGAAAAGAACATGGATACGAAACTGATGGAGGAAATATCTACAGTCGCGCTTCATGTGAATGCAGCTATCTATCATAAATACAAGCTTATAAACTCACAACGAGAAACGACTAACCCCGTTACCCTTGAGCGTATCCGTCTTGAAATCATCAAGCAGGATCGCATCATATCCTTATGGCAGCCCCGCCTGGCAGACATGCGCCGTAACGCCACGTTGTACGTCCGTGCCAGTTCCTTCTGCAACAAGGATATTCTCGGTCCGAAGTTCTTCAAGACGCAGCTTGAGACCTTGGATATGGACGAATTCCTCACTTCCATCTGCGCTATCCGCCATAAGGAGGTTATCAACAAGTTCTTCGCCAACTACAACAAGGAGAAACATCAGTATGCAGACAGCTATATTTATGAATCCATTCTACGACTTGACCTACGGGAACATTTTCTACTCACAGCCCGCTATTTGAAGCACTACAACAAGCGTGACGAGCTACTGGTAGGATATGACCCCGGCCACTTCTCCAGCCTTGTTGTCGGGCAGGAAAAGGAATACGGCCGCCGGCTCCGCATAATCAAAGAGTTCTATTGCTGCTACCCAGATGAACAGCCTGAACTCGCCCGTCAGTTCTATGAGTTTTTCGGTGCTGATTCTCTGAATAAGCGTATCATCCTCTATCCTGACCGCGCCGGGAACAAACGCCGCGAGGAACTGGAGCAGATTACCACCGACAGCCGTGCCCTGAAGCGTGAGCTGGAAAGTTATGGCTTTGAGGTGGAACTGATGAATGAAGGGCAGGCCACCGTATATCATTGGCAACAGTTCAAGTTGTTGCTTCTTATGTTTGGAGGCCGGAGCAATGCCTTGCCGGAAGTTTTGATAGACGAGAACGAGTGCAGGAACCTTTGCAGTGCCATCATGCTGTCACCGTTGAAAAAGACGGAAGGCCGCATCGAGCTGGACAAATCGTCGGAAAAGAAAGTGCCCCTCAAGAACCAGGCCGGACTGACAACGCAGCTTCCCAGCGCCCTGATTTATCTCTTGAGTTCAACTTATAAATGCAACTTTTTGGGTGCGGATAATAAGCAATAAAAACATTT